TCAACCTAANNNNCAAGTTCAACCTAAGGTACAAGTTCAACCTAAGGCACAAGTTCAACCTAAGGTACAAGTTCAACCTAAGGTACAAGTTCAACCTAAACCCCAAGTTCAACCTAAGGTACAAGTTCAACCTAAGGCACAAGTTCAACCTAAGGTACAAGTTCAACCTAAGACACAAGTTCAACCTAAGACACAAGTTCAACCTAAGACACAAGTTCAACCTAAGACACAAAGTAAAGTAGAATATTTGAATGAATTAAAACCTCAATTTACTTTTGACAAGAAATTAGAATCAAATTTTCCAAAACAAGAAACTAAAGTACAATGGAAACCAAAGACATCTGAATCTACAAAATCTATAGAAAATGAATCTTTTTACCGACCACCATCCAAGAATAAAAAAAATCGAACTCCTTCTCCTTCTCCTTCTCCTTCTGAATCTAGTGATATTGATTATAATGAATACGATGATGATGACGACGACGGTGATGAGGATGAAGACGGTGAAGAAGAATATGAGTCCGATGAGGAATCAGAAAGCGATGGTGAACTTGATTATAATAGATATATTCCTCCTTCAAAAAAATATAGTAGAGATAATTTTAGAGAAGAGAGAAAACGAGAAAGTTATTTTCAAGATAAAAAGAAAGACAATTCTAGTTCAAATCAGAATAAAAGTAATAAATATACAAAAGAAGAAAAAGAAAAACTGAAGAAGAAAGTTGAATTGCTAGAACTTAAAAAAGCAAAGAAGTACGGTAGAACGATTGAAGACGTAAGGTCGGAACGGAAACAAACAACTATGAGATTTCAAGAATTAGTTAATAAGATGTTAGTTCTTGAGCAGAAAGTAGAAGAGCTTGAATATATGTTAAAACAAAAAAATAGAAGAAATTATTAAGCAATCACAATTTAAATTATAACTGAAACAGTTATATTTTATCACATTATAAACAATTCTACTCCTCCTTCTTTTCAACTTCATCTTGAGTTGAGTTTGAAGTTTCTTCATCATATACACCTTCAAGAACGGCATCTTCAACTAGAAACTTCATAAAGTTATCTTTAGTAATATCTTTATCCTCAAATCCAGCTGACTTACGAGCTTGCATATACTTGTCGAAGTAGTTGTTTTGGTATTCTGGAAATTCTGAATCCATTTCATCTAAAGTAGTTTTTGTAGACCGGAGAATAGTTCGAATCTCAGCCATTTTCTTTTGATGTTCAAGATAAGTCCAACTGAGTTGTGCTTTCTTAACCTTGAGAGTAATGTAACTATCAAAAGGGTCTACGTCGTCAGGGTCTCTCTTTGATTCTGAAATGAGAGCTTCCTCTCGTTCTTTCATATCGTCAACTACCTTTTTCTCTTCCATCTTCTTCTCCTTTACAGAAGAAGACATTGATTTGGTTGTTTCTTTACGAATATCAATCTCGTTTGTTTCTGCCGAGAACTTTGAACTAAGAGTCAAAGGAAATGGTCGTCCAACATAAGAATGATAAATTTGATGATATGAATCTACATTACGGATAAGAAATTCAGCTCTTTGAACAGCTTCACATTCAGTGGCAAAATTACCTCTTAACTTTGCAAAACCATAAATTCCTTGTTCATTTGGAACAGCTCCCTTTGCAGGTACAAAGGAAATAAGTCCATAAGTTTGGAGACTAACTGGAGGGTCAGCATATGTTTTATCAACACGGGGAAACTTCTGAACAAAATCAGTATTATTTAATTCAGTCATTGCATCATTCGTCTGTTCATCAGATAAAGGAGCACCTTGTTCAGGTCTCCAACGAACAGTGCGGTCTCGGTCTTCAGGTGAGGTAAGGGAATTCTCTTTTGTCCATTCAGGATGATTAATATTTGAAGTCATTTTTTATATCAAAATATAATCTTTAGATAATTATATTAGTTTAGAACTTAATTCCAGTATCATTTATGGTTTGAAGTGTGCAAATGAAGTTGTAACTTATAACCATTTTATACAGAATTTTTAAATGTAATTCATAGTCCTTTTATGAGTATAATTAAACCAATCGTATTTTGATTTAATTAAAGTAAACATAGTAAGACATTGAATTGTAACTTTTTAAATTGAAATACAATTTAAAAATAATTTATATTCAACAAATTGTAATATGGCCAGAACAACTAATTCTTTGACTATGAATAAATATATTAAGAAAATCAATTCGATTTCAACCGATGAATTACAAGAATATTTCAACACAGAACCATTTGAGTTCCTAAATCTGATGAAGATATATCTTGATGACATCTATTATAATAGTGGAAATGATACTGGATTATCAGATGAACAATATGATATGTTAAAAGATACCCTCATTGCAAGAGACCCGGACTACAATCCACCTATCGGTGCTATAGTTAGAGAGACAGAGAATCGTGTGAAAGTCCCTTGTCATATGGGTTCGATGGACAAAATTAGACCTGATAGAAAAGAGGATGTAATCAAACTGCGAAAATGGATAAAACAATATAATTCTTCATTACTCATTCAAGATAAACTAGACGGAGTCTCGTGTCTAATAGTAGTCAAAAACGGCGAATATAAACTTTATAAACGACCAGGAAGTGATGGTTATGGAGCTGATATTACATATCTACTTCCTTACTTGAAAACCATTCCGAAAAATCTTGACGATATTACAGTTAGAGGAGAACTGATTATACAAGAGGATATATATAATAAGAAATATACAGAAGAATATAAGAACTCAAGAAATATGGTCTCTGGACTAACAAGTTCAAAGAAAATCGGAAAAGGAATAAAGGATATTGATTTTGTAGTATATGAAAGAGTCACTGAAAATGCAACTGAAACTCCACTTGAGATGTTCAAAGAATTAAAACAATTAGGATTTCAAGTTGTAAACTACGAAGTCGTGAATGAAATCTCTATGGATGACTTAAGTGAATTATTAGGTAAATTCAAACTTCAATCTCAGTATAAAATTGACGGAATCGTGGTGCAATCGAATTCTATATATATTCGTAATACAGAAGGAAATCCTGACTACTCGTTTGCTTTCAAGATGAATATTGATAGTAATATGAAAGAGAGTGAAGTTATCTCTGTAGAATGGAATATTAGTAAGTGGGGATTGTTGAAACCAAGAGTTCAAATTCAACCTGTTCATATTGGTGGTGTTGTTATCCAATATGCAACCGGATTTTATGGTAAATTTATAAGAGATAATGGAATCGGTCCTGGTGCTATCGTTAAGATTACTAGGAGTGGTGATGTAATTCCTTTTATTGTTGGTGTGATACGAAAAACAGAGCCGTCAATGCCAACTATTCCGTATAAATGGAATGAATCAGGAGTTGATATCTATACTGACCAAGAAGGAGAAGAAATATCTATCAAACAAACTATTTCTTTCTTTTCCAGTCTTAATATCAAGTTCATCGGAGCTTCTATTGTTAGGAAGCTTTATCAAGCTGGTTTTAATTCTGTTTTCAAAATCATCGGCGCATCTATTGAACAAATGGCTTCTATTGATGGAATGGGAAATAAATCAGCAGAAAGGATATATTCTAATATTCGGTCTCAATTGGAAGTTTCATCATTAAGTGATATACTTGCTTCTTCAGGAGTATTTGGTTTTGGTATAAGTAGTAAGAGGGTCGATAAGTTAATTGTCGATATTCCTAATCTATTAGAGTTACCAAAGACAATGAGTTCACCTGATATTCTATCAATGGTAAAAGCTGTCGAAGGATTTTCTACAAAAACAGCTTCAAATATAGTTATTAATTTAGAAAAAGCAAATACATTTATGACTGAATTGAATCGTATATTACCACGTGAGACTAAAGTTGAAGCTAAAGAAGAGAGTAAAGTAGAAGTTAGAGAGTCAAGGATTAATAATTATAAGATAGTATGTACCGGTTTTCGAGATGGTGACCTAGAAAAGGAAATCCTATTAAGGGGAGCAACAATCATTTCCACTGTCTCTAAAAACACCGATATAGTTGTCGTTAAAAATCTAAATGATAAACCAACGGTAAAGGTATCAAAGGCAATTCAGCTTGGAATATCTATTGTACAAAAAGATGATTTCGTTAAGAATTACCTATGATAATATTGTAATTAATTAAAAAATTTTAATTAATTATAAATGGACAAGCAACTCATACTTGATATTTGTGAAGGAAAGTCTGAATTATCAGTACTTGACTTATCTGATAATAGCAAAGATTTCCTCCTTAGGCTATGTACTGTTTTGATTTCGAGAGGATATGAAAATCCATTTCTAAAAAAATCGTTTAAATTGATAACTGATAATAAAATTTCTATTTTGAAACGTAACTTCAATTCATTACAAAAGACAATTCTATCAAAAGATAGAACTGCCATCACTATAACTTTCGGAGACCAAGCCGAAAATCATGCTGGTATGCAAATCATCGGTAAAATGGCTGAACACGGTTTCACTATCGATGAATTAAAAAAAACTAAATCTCTGTTTGAAAGTCAAGGGTGTACGTGTGAATACATTAACCTCAAACAAAGATTACTTGACACCTGGAGTAACCCTGATAATATAAACATCGATGATGCTGGTGTCCTGCTTATAAGAAATGGAGTTTCCCATATTTTGAGGGAGGTCGGATATAACGCAGACAGTATGTTCGAAGAACAAGCTCATTTAAACCTGGATACTAAAGCTTTTATGAAAGGCCGAGTTGTAAATAAAGTCGCTAGACATAATGTATGTTTCGACGAGACTGAGCAAGAACCTGATTATTCAAATAAAAAAGGCCGTATAGTAAAATATGATGATGTTCCGGTGACTAAATATCTGAGATACTCTTTTCCTAAATATTTAGGTAATTCTGCTACAAAGTTAGCTGGTGAAGGTAACTATTATTATGATATAAGTATATGTGGTATTGGATGGCACGGTGATACAGAACGAAAGAAGGTAGTTGCTGTAAGACTAGGTTCTAGTATACCTTTATCCTATCAATGGTTTTACAGACATAAAATAATCGGAAAGAGAATAGATATACCGAAGATTAATCATGGTGATATTTATGTTATGAGTGAGAAAGCATCAGGTTTCGATTGGAAAAGTTCATCCTTTGCAACTTTAAGACACGCGGCGGGCTCTCAAAAGTTTCTTAAATATAAACCTGAATGGCTAGAAAAACGAAAAGATAATAATCGTCGTAAAGTTTAATCTCTTTTAAACGGAAAAAATATATAATAAATTCAATATGCAAAATATCAATAATATTAGAAATGACCTAAATGAATCGTTATACAGTCTGCAAATATACGAGTATTGCGATTACAAGTATTCTGGTAGATTGGGTCATTATATCTTAGGCAATGTAAAAGGTGTAAATTTAAAGATGATTATCGATATGGAAAACAATATCGATAACGAGACTGAATATCAAACATATGTGTACATCGAAAATAATACCGTTATGATAATTTATGTGGATGAGAGGAGAAATGAACATACTTATCGAGTTTATCCAAGGTTATTTATAACCATCCTGTTTAATGCTATCGTAAGACTCAGGAATCTCTAGTTTTTAATTCAATTAATTTTTAGTTGAATTACAATTTGATTTTAGAAGAATTTAACTTTCTCTTCATATAGATGGGAAATTGGGAGACATTTCTGAGTATATCCAGAATAGTCATAATCAATTTTTCCAAAGTTACTCCTTAGCTTTTCAACAGACATATGACCACCATACTCCTTTAATACTCTCCAACTGGAAGCAGGTGAGATTGTCATTGCTTTTGTATTATTAAGCTTGTTAAATATCTTTGTCAATAACATTTGAGACATATCGTACATCCGATTATGCTTATTATCCAATATGAAAGCAAGGCAACATTCGAATGAACAAAATGCTCCGTCTGTTTCATAGTAATCATCGTGTAGAGTGACTATACTATCATCTTCAATATTTGAATTACTAACAACATTTTCTCGTATAAAGTAGGTATCTTTGCTTATCTGTGAAAAGAAGGTCTTTTGAATCTGTTTTGGAATGTAATTGATTGGACAACCGATAGGTTCACCATCGATAGGATTTCTGTCCCAAAAACAACTGTAATTCAATTCCTTTACATTTACTCTCATTTTAAAGTCAATCATCGATATCAAACATTTGTGGGTCTTTTTAGACTCATCTAGAAAAGAAAAGATTTCTGTATTCTTGTTGACAGTATTCTTATCCAGGTCAGTGAGTTTAGTTGTCTTCAATTTTTGGACTTCATCATCGAAACTGATAGTCATATTATACTTATCATTGATTTTAGCGATATTAATCGATGTCAATGTGAATATGAACTTCTTGGTTTTAGTAGCCATTTTGATACAGAACTCAAATTTAAATTACAATTCATTTTAATTTTATTTTTGTTTAATAAATAATGTTAACCTGCTATCCAAATACAACTTGGTTCCAAGGATTTTCTAACCTGTTTTGTAGTAAGAATTTGTTACCGATGAACAACATGTCCTTGGAAGACCAGATAAATGCGATAACGAGAATGATACTAGTTATTTTTATCATCATATTCATATTTGATGCTAAATGTAGTATGACGTTCCTTATTGTTTCATTAATATTTATTATTATTTTATACTATCTACAAAGGAACATGATAGATAAAATGAAAACAGAACCGTTTGAAACTCAACCTACGCCATCCATACCAATTTCAACTCCAGACCCAGAAGATAATTCAGTTAATCCTAAATATCAACCTCCTCCTAAACCCAAAATAAACTATATGTATTCTAATTGTGAATACGAACTAGAACCTGAAACAAAGATGTTTTGCAATGACCAAGTTAATCTCTATTCAAGAGTATCAATGAATCAACAATTAGCAGGAAAAGCTAATCCTAAAACTCTCATACAACCAGTATCAGTCCCTCCTGTATTTGACCCATCTTGGAGGTCTACCAATATGACTGTTGACTTTAAAGGAAATAACAATCGTGAACCAGTCTTAGATCTATACCAATCCGGATATATATCAATAGATGATATGAAAGAACAAAGACAATACGAATCATACCAGTCGAATTACGCTTCTCATCCATCTAATATGAGAGAACCACAATACAACAGAACACGCAAAAAAGAATTCAATGACATGAATGACGATAATTCATTTCATAATAGAAATATGAATACACAAACTATTCAACCTGGTGTCTACTTCAAAAATGAAGTCATGGAACCTGTTAGTTCAAATATTGGTATAACAGAAACTAAAAGGAGTATTCACCCAGTTAAAACGATAGACGATAACGGAGATATATACTATAATGAATACAACAATGATGCTAGATTCAAAAGAATAACTCCTAAAGATGTTGGTCCTGAAGACATATATGACCCTAGATTCACTGGATACGGTACATCTTATCGTTCCTATTTTGACGAGTTTGTAGGTCAACCAAAATTTTATTATGATGATGTTGATGCTATGAGAATGCCAAATTATCTGGTCAGAAGCAAGATTGACCATCTAGAATTTGCAGACCAATATGGACCAATGAAAGATGATTACAGCTCAAACAGTGACAACATGAGAGAAATGGTTAATCAATCCTTCCTAGATAATTCTCTTGAATTTAGAAATGACCTACAAGAAAGACTCATGAGAAAAAGAAATTCAGAAATGGCTTATATCAGACAATTTCCAAAGAGAACTTCTGGTCAAAGAATGACTGGAGGATTTGGTTTTAGAGGTTAACAGGTCCATTTAAACCTGCGTTTGTATAATTTATTAACACATTTGAATCTATAAGATTATTTGGAATTAATATATCAACTTTATTTTGTTCATTATATAATGTCGTATTGAAAAAGTTGAATTTTTTAACATATCCTTTATTCTTACCAGCTTCAACGTAATCTCCTATTTTATACAAATTTCCCAACATTATATAAATTCCAGATACACTTCTAGATAAGATATTTTGAAGAGACAATCCAATCGTAAATCCTATAGTAACAAATATAGTTAGTATAGTTGATTTTTCAATTCCAACTTGGATTAAAATAATAATAAAACCAAAAGCTATTATGCTATAATATATGATAGACGCAAATTGGTGAATTAATAAACTTGTTTTCCCTTCAATTATGTATTTATTTAATATAAGATTTTTATAATAGGTTGCAAGTAGAAATGTAAAGATAATTATTGTAATTATCTTCAATATTTTCTTAATATACTCTTCTTTCATTTATTAGTAATTTGATTATAATTATAATCAAATTATAATTCAATATCGAGACCTAAAATTCGATATTTTCTCATCGTCATCGCTTTCCGATTCTTCAACTTGATTTTGAACCTTACTTTGAGCCTTTTTTAATAAAGATTGTAAATCAATCTTTGATTTGACATTTTTATTCTTTTCATGTGTCTTACTTGACTCGTGACTCTTTTTGATAATAATATTATCATCTGAATCATCACTTGTATCATATATATCTCTTTTATTAACTTTATGAGATTCCTTTGGTAATGGTTCTCTTCTTGCTTCTCGTCTATGTTCTATACGTGGTTCTTCTCTTGCTTCTCGTCTGTGTTCTACACGAGGTTCTTCTCTTGCTTCTCGTCTATGTTCTACACGTGGTTCTTCTCTTGCTTCTCTTCTGTGTTCTACACGTGGTTCTTCTCTTGCTTCTCTTCTATGTTCTATACGTGGTTCTTCTCTTGCTTCTCGTCTATGTTCTAAACGAGGTTCTTCTCTTGATTCTCTTCTGTGTTCTATACGTGGTTCTTCTCTTGATTCTCGTCTATGTTCTAAACGAGGT